TTCCGTGACGCTCAACGGCCACGTGCGGCCTTTGAACCACTGGCGGGCCACGGCGCCGACCCAAAAGCCTTTGCTCCAATGCCTGCCATCAAAGTAGCGCCACCATTCGAAGGTCTCGATTCGCTTGCCCTTGGCTCGCGTGCAATACACGTCGGCAACGAGAGGTAGACCTGTCTGCATCGGACCCATCATGATCAACTCCAATCTCGGTTCGTTGGCTATTCTACGAAATCAACCTGCCGCGAATGGGCCGGTCGGGGGTGTGAAGTCTGCGGTGTAGAGCGCCACGCCTTTCTTGATGCGGGTGTTCCGATGGGTCAGACTGCCATTGAACATCGGCACAGAATAGTTGTTGCCGCCAATCGTCAGTGGCACCGAAGTAGAAGGTGCATGCAGAGTGACTGCATGCGTTCCCTCGTACACCTTGACGCCTGCTTGGAACAACCTGAAGATGTTTCCGGCCCTTGTAACCGCGAGGTGGATGTCGGCAGCGGTTGAAATCGAAGTTGACCCGACGATGCTGAAAACACCAGATGAGCCGTTTATGGAGTAGTAGAAAACCAGGTTTCGCGTGTTGTTGATCCCCATGAAGAATGAGATTGCGCCCGTGGTCCACAGCGAGATCAAACAAACTTCGCCTGTCGCTGCATGATTCGTCAACGATTGACGAGTCTCAAGCGTGAAATCATTTGCGCCGAGTTGAAAGTCGCTGTGACCAGGAACGCTCAGGTAATCACCAGTGCCGTCGAAAGCCGCCCGGTTCGAAATGATCTTCGCATTGCCGACTGCCGTGACCGTGTGTGCCGAAGCACTGGCGTCCGTCAATCCTGCTGTGTCGTTGTCCGGGCCTACCGTGTTGAGCAAGAACTTGGTCAACGACCACGATGGGTCAGCGATAGCCCCACCGCGAACACCGTTCGCAATGACGCCCATTGAGAGTGGTGTGTTCTGCATGATCAGGCCGGTGCCAGATCGCCAGTGATGTCCCACAGGTTGTCATTCACCTTGTGCAGCATCAGCGTGGCGTGCTTGCGTCCGGTCTTTGCCAAGTAGCCTGTCGGAATGTTGATGGTGCCGCCACCGCTCTCGACGACGATCGTGACCTGCCCGTCCCCGACCTGCCTGCAAGTGATCACCGATCCAACGGGAATCGGCAGCGTTGCATGCAACGGCAGCGTGGCAGTCACAGCCGTGGCGGCAGAAAAGCGGACAACCTTGCCGTACGCATCTCCGAGAACGAAGGTGTACGAAGTCCCGGCCTGAGCGGAGATGCCGACAAGCAGCGGTGAATCAAAGCGCTGCCATGCCCCGCTCTTATAGATCAGCGACACAGCCTCGTCGAAGACATAGCAACGCCATCCATCAGTCGGCGCGAAGAACTCCCATGCGGAAAGGACCGACGACCATCTTGCGATCTTGTTGTCATGACCTGACCATGCGCCGGAAGCTCCTGCGTGAACGATGTACTTCTGCCCGTTCGTCGGTGATCCAGGGACACCGCCGTTGTTGCGTGTGACAGCGAAAGGCTGAATGAGCGCATCGAGACCGCGGAAGAACGCCATGAGTTCGTCATAGTGTTCCTCTCCGGCTGTTCCGTCGACAAGCAGGCCGAGGTTGGGTCCAAAGGTGAGTGCCATGCCTTACTCCGTCAAGGTGTGTTGGTGCCGAGATGCTGGCCAAGACGATAGCCAAGTCCGTACGGTGAAGTAGGCATCTCAAGAGTGAATGGAATCGTGTACTTCTGGAATGACTCAAGCCCGTCTCGCACAGTCACCAGATCGCAATGGCCACTGTACGAGCCGAAGGTTGCCGAGAAGTCCGAGATCGCGGTCGCAAGCGTGTAGGTGTATGTCGGAGAAGTCAGTCCGGTGACGGTACGGACAAGCGACGATCCCTTGTAGATCCGCAGCGTGTACGTTGTCCCCGCTTCAGGGGTCACGCTCGCGGCCATGTGATCGACAAGGGTGTCTTGTTGAGTAATCCGATTGCGATGCACCCACGCTAGAACGAGATTCGTGATCGTCTCATTCAATGTAGCCGGAGTGAACCACGGGCTGCCGTTTGCAGTGACGAGGCCGGGCGGGTAAGGCCGGGCGAACCGAAGGCCGAATGTCAGTTGCTGAGGATCTGCGTACTCAATCGGAACTGCACCGCCGCTCACCGTGCGAGGCATCATCTTCACGCCGATCGTCTCGGTGCCAACGTACTCGATGCCATCTCGGCCGATCGAGTCGTCGAAGAACCAGATGATCGCGCCTGTGTCGTGTGCAGCAGGAACTGTGTCACAGCACCCGCGGCCAAGAGTCAGATCGTTGCCTGTCTGCGCAGTGACCGAGACGATCTCGTCGTCGATCATCGCCGCCATCCCGATGCGAATGCCGCCCGAGATCGACGATGAATAACCGCTGATCGTCAATACCGTTTCGAGCGGGTCGAGTGGTTCTGCGAGCACAGCCATTGGGCAGAAGCCGTAACCGCCAGTGCGAGGGATGTAGTCGCTATTCGCCATCTCAGATCCCGCAGACGTAGCTAGTGTCAATCGGTTCGTCTTCGGACTCGATCGCGCCCGGCCTGACGGCAATGGTGAAGTTGGCGTTCACCGGCTGGCCCTCTTGCGCAACCACGCCCAGGTAGGCCGAAGCAGGGTCGACGTAAGCGAACTCCGCAGTGGATAGCGCCCGGTACAACGATCGATAGGGCATCTCGAACGCACGGAAAGGCCCCGTGCAGGGCCTGCTGGTGGGTGGGTGCCACGTGGGGGGCCCGATGACGGTGAAGCCTCTCTGCGGCATGCCAAAGACATCCTGCAGCGCGACGACTTGGATCTTGCCGTCCCCGATGCGGCCGTAGTCCACGGTGCCGATTCGAACAACCATGTCGGGGATGCCGCGCGAGAGATCCTGGATTCGCAGAACTGCCCCGGGAGTGATGTCGAATCCACGACGATCGAAGGTAAGACTGAACCTACGAATCGAAGGACTCATCGCCCGCAAATCACGCTTGGCCAGACGGTTCGCAAGTTCAGATGTTGGTACACCCGGGTACTGCTTGGTCACCGAGTTGATCGCGCCGCCGGATGCCTGCAATGCTGCGAGATTGACTGCGCGAACAGTTCGATCTTCGTCAGTCACCGGGTCTCGATAGACGACCTTGACTTCATTGATCATGTTGCCGAACACAGAGACAGGGGCGTCTCCGATCTCAAGCAGTCCGTTGTTCTTGTCGAACAGCGGCAGGTTTGCTTTGAAGTAATCGTCTCGAATCAGTCGGATCTCGACTTTGCCCGTAGTGCGGTTGTCATACATCGCAGCGCCGAGGTGATCGAGCACTGTACCGATGAACGACTTGATGTCACTTGTCCGATTCCAGCGAAGGCAAAGCCCGAACTGTTCGGTGAAGCATTTCTGTGCCGCATAACGCCACGCATCATCATTGAGTCGGCTGCGCGGCAATCCACGGCCCCACTCGCGATTAGTGAGGGCTTCGTAAATGATGTGCACCGGATTCATCGCCTGGATGAGTCCGTCACCGACGCCGCCGAGCGGATTGACCGTGGTCAGCGTGTAGGTGTAGTCGACAAATATCTCGACCCCCTCGTAATGAATGGCCGATGCGCCTTCACTTTCGATGGTGTCTGAAAACGAAATGACATTGCCGGCTGCTGTCCAGCCTGCAACGTTGACAAATGATTCAGCCATTACCCGCCCACTCCCCCGTCGCCTGCACCGTCGCCGTCGCCGCCTTCACTACCATCGGCACCATCGCCTATCCCTGCGCCTGGACCGGGCACGCCAATCTTGACATAGACCTGATCGATGCTGATAAGCGGACCGGGCGGGTCAATCGTCACGGTGTACTGAGCCGGGTCTTCAATCCCGTCAACAGGCACTGCAATCATGCTGAATGAAGTTGTTACGTTTCGAGTCTCGGTCGTCCCTTCGGATTCACCTGCACTTACAGGTCGGACAAGTGAGATGACGGCTGTTGCAGGGAACCAAGGGTCACCGTCCCATCCCGCGACCGCCCGACGTACCCGAAACTTCCATGGCTTCGGATACGGGTTCATCATCGAGACGATGCCGTCAAAGAAGACGGTGATGCGACGACGAAAGCCGGGCATCGGAGTTGCGAGCACTGCCGCCATGTCGGGGTGCGCGACTTGATCAGGCCCTCCGAACAACGTGGTCAGGGTGCCGACGATGCCGCCTTCACCCTTCTCACCGCCAAACAACTCAGGCTGATCGATAGCGATCTGTTCATTCCCCGTTGACGATCCACGCCATGCCGACTTCTCGCCGACCTTAATCTCGATGAGTTCGTCAACAGGCCCCCGCCCAATGCCCATGTGGATGCCGAACAGATACTTGTAGCCGGTGACGACGCTCATTCGGCATCTCCTGCAGCATCGGCCCGAGCAATGGCGACCACGCGGGCACCGAAAGCATCACCAGTTGCCTCGATCACGCTGGCCGGGTATCCGTGCTGCACGAACTTCATGTAATCGAGATCGTGCTTTGTGAACCACGTGCGAGCGCCGCGAGCGCAAAGCCGAGCCTTGCGGACGTGCTCGATGGTGACGAGAACATCATTCATTTCTTGCCCGTATCGCTACGGATCTCGGTCGTACGGTAGTTACCGACTGCTATCACTGTCCAGTCGCCAGACCAACAGTCACCGAAGATCACGGCTTGCGGGGTGCCTTCGTCAGATTGAGGGAAGTCGATGTCAGAGAATGATTCAGGCGGACGATTTTGCTGCTTCGGCTGCATCGAATAACTTATGTAGGCCGAGACGATCATCATCCCGATGTACCAAAGAGCTTCGTACATAGCGGCTGTTCCTAGAAGACTGGGTTGCCGTCAAATGGCGACTTGCCAGGCATGTCGGGCGCACCCCCATAGTTGTCGTAGTTTGAGAACCCTTGGCAAGATTCAGGAGTGAAGCCGCATCCCGGATAAGCCATGCCCGGGGCGCCTTCGAACAACTCGCCGGGTGACGCGAACAACAGGAAAAAAGCATTTGGCTCACCGAGCACGGGGGATGGCACCGCACTGTGCGTGTCGATCATCACGTACTCGATGCCACGGATCGGATGAATCCATTCGATGAATCCTCCGTTGTAATACCCGTCCGCTCGAACCGTAGCCAATTCGACGCCAATCGTGAATCCCGAGATCGCCAAGGTCACGAAATCGGTCTTCCATGCAGTCTTGTCAACTTTGCATGTCACCGGGTCATAGAGCGCGTATGGACATGATCGTTGCCAGCCCAGTCGCAACCCTTCACGAGACAGGCTCGATCCAAGAGACTCGCAAGTGATCAGCGCCTTGCCTGGCATCGGGAAGTTCACTTGCGTGATCTCACCTGTGTAGCCGATGACCACTTGGTCGTCGCCGATGTGCTTGTAGCTGATGGTGACTTGAATCGGCGCGGTCGGCGGCGATGTCATGAACAACTGTGCCGGGGCGATCCACGACGGACATTCAATGCCCAGCGCGTCAGTTGACGGCTCGCCGCTCTGCTGCACGTTCGGGCTGACGATGACAGCCGCGGTGTAGACATCCGCCCCCACGGTCTGATCCGTTTGCGCGGTCGTGTATCGCCAAACGGCCACGCCGAGCACGAACGTATAGAACTCGATCGGCCGACCGTTCTCTGTGCTTGCCTCGAAGACACCGAAGGTCATTGCGTCACGCGAAGGACAGTTGAATTCGATTCACAGCGGTCATGCCCCATTGCTTGATCTGAGACATCCCGAGCGGGACAGGCGCAAGATCGTATTCGGTGATGTAGCGATCCCGCTGCCGACGATGCTTGATGCGGCCATTCATGAAATAGAACAGCAGCACATCATTCAAACCGACCTGCATCGGACGCTTGTCGTCCATAGTCACTCGCGGCGATGTCGCTCCGGTGATCGAACTGGTCACGTAGCCCGGTAGTGATCCGTCATACCAGTAGAGTTTTGCCACGCCGCCAGCCATGTATGCCACGGTGGGCTGCATGTTCTGATCGAAGGCCAAGGCAACCTCTGTGATGTCGGTGTCACTGGTGATGTTGGTCCATGAGCCGCCTGACTCGGGGCGAGTCTGAATGACACCCGCATCGACTCGACATTCCCACACCTGGACCTGCAGACCTTGCGACGGGTCACCGATGGCAACGCCGCCCATCTCGTAATCGACGAGAAGTGAAACCCGAGTCCGCCCATCCGGCTCCAAGAAGGTGCCGACGATAGGCTCAGGTGACAACTGATTGAGCGGCATCGCCATGGTTCAACGCCGTGCCCAAGTCTGCTTGAACGTCATGGTCAACACCTTCGTGTTGTTCTTCGGTACGGTGGCATCAAGTTGCATCTGGTAAGTGCCGAACATGCCTTGCCAGAGGAAGCCTTTCAGATTGCCGTTCGCATTGGCTGTGCCGAATGTGAATGTGAATTGGCACTGCAATGAACTGCCCGTATACGCAGCATTGCTGACACTAGTTTCAAACGAAGGACTTGCCGCCTGCGCTGCGTTGGCGCCACCCGTTGAGACACGCAATGCGGTGTCGGACACCAAGTCGACGACGGCAGGTGTCACGAAGCACAGACAGCCGAACCCGCCGCCGAAGTAGTTCGGATTGCACCACTGCCGAGTCGATGCACTCAGCGCAAGGAAGCCGGGCGCCCAGCCGGGAAAACTGCCTGCAGCGCTTGCAGCATCTGCGTAGGCCGCGCGAAGAACATAGTTGTAAGTCGTTCCGCCGATCGTCACCGTCCCGGTCTTGTCGGCAGTTGGAACGTACATGCGAACTTCGTACGTCACCGTCAACTGATCAATTGATGTGATTGAGACTGTAGGCGAAACCAATGCCCGACTGAACAGGCTTACCGTCGTATTCCAGCCGACCCCGATTTCTGCGACGTTGCCGATCACCGCGCCCTGCGCGAATGAATAGTTTCTGCGTTGCCAACCGTATCGAGTGCCGCTTGTCACCACGCCTTGTGATGTCGACCCGCCTGCAACGGCCGCGATCTGCGACTGAAGCACAGTGTCCGTGAAAGCCGGCGTGGCATTGCCTGTCCCGACAGCACACCAGCCGCCGATCGCCTTGGCTTCACCGAGGGCTTCGAGGCCGGCGTTGGTGATGAGGTTGTCAAACCAAGGGCTTGACTGAATGACTTTGCCTTCGCGTCGAACCTCGTAACGGAAGCGACCCGAGAGACGCGAGGCAGGCAGAGTGATTTGTTCATTCATGTCAATGTTCCTGATACTGGTTCGCCTGAGACATCAATGCCTTCAGGATCGATTGTATGTTGGATGTATCCGATGACCACCGTCAGCGTGCCACTGACAGGCTCACCGCCAACGTCGATCAATTCCAATCCGCTGTTGATCTCAGGGTACGAGATGACCACCGTCAGCGTGCCACTGACAGGCTCACCAGTCACGTTGAATGATTCAGGATCTGACGAGATGCCAATGTAGGCAATGGTGACAGTCAGCGTGCCACTGACAGGCTCACCAGTCACATCGAGATGCCCGACGAGTTCCGCACTGCTTCCCTGTACCACGTCTGAAGAGGCATCGATCGACTCGGTGACTTCCAGCGGGTACAGCAGTGACGTGAGAACTGTATTGACGAAGAACTCAACGTCATCGACGGTGCGGAACACCATTGACGTTTGAACAACCTCGGACGCATCGACAACATGATTGAGTTCAAATGAGTCTTGGTCGAATCTGACCGGACTCAAGAATGACACTCGCTTGACAAGAGTCGTGTCGACAGTCGGCAGTGCCTCAGTGAAGTGCACCCGCTCTACGGATGCGCTGATCTCTTCGATTGACTCGACGGGCAGGTAGACAGTCGGGACAGCATCGCTCTTGAACTCGATCAGAACGATCGCACGAAACGACTGATCTGTCTTCAGGTAATCGGCCAAGCCGATCGACTTCACGTCAAGCCACGTCCCCGAGATAGACGTTGTGCTCGGGTGGAGATCCGCGTTGTGCGTCGGAAGCCAGAAGCCAACGCATCTGCCGCGAACCATGTCGATAAACTGCCGAAAGGCGAATGTCTGCGCACGACCGCGCAGCGTCATTGCCGAGCGGAAGGTCAAGCGACTCTTCTGATCGCTGTCGTAGACATCGACAGACCCTGCGGCGTTTTCCAACATGAACGCCGTGCTTCTCTCATACCCGACGCTGATCGGGACCGCACGGTTGAGCGGAAAATCAAAGAGCCGTTCCTTGGTGTTCCATGACGGCTCGAACCATGATGTCTCAACATCATCGAGATCGAATGCCACCGATGCAGTAGCCACGGCATCAGTCAGATTCGACATCTCGGATTGGGCTGAAACTCGTGCCACGCGCAATGGAATGAGTTTCGACCCCGCTGGCCAAGTGCCGAGAGGGGCGCCTGAGAAAGTCACAAGTCCGGTTGTGGTGTTGATCGTTGAGATCGAGAGCACTTCATAGAGCGCCGGATCGTTCTGCGTCACGATCGCCATGCCTCCAGCGACGAACTCCCGCATTGCCAGATCACTCAGGGTGATCGTTGATCCAAGCGTGGCGGTCAGGTAGACCTGTTCATGCCAGATCGGCAGCAACACCCGATTGCGGCCAACGCCGGCAAGGAACGTGTCGATGCGAGAACGAATGGTGCTGTGCCGTGCAAAGGATGCCTCGAACGATCGTCGAGCCGAGACTCTCAGGCTTCGACGTTGTTCAACATCACTTTCACTGGGCAAGACTTCGGTTGCGTATGAGATCCGCTCGACGATCGCATTCGCCCAGTTCGGCATGACCGAGAAGACGGGCAACGCAAGCCTGTAGTCGCCAGGGTACGGAATATCTTCGTCTGCAACAGGCACCGTGTCGAAGGCCCACGACGATCCTTCGCTGGCATAGATCAACTTGCCTTGCCGCCAAAGGGAGAATGCCACCGCGGCACTCCCGCCCGACAACGCCAAGTTTGACAACAAGATGTCAATGCGTTGCCGACCACGGGGGAAGAATAGTGAAGCTACGTGCGGGCCTGCCCCACGAGCCGTGTAGAAGAAGACGCGAGCATTGCCCTTTGTGACGGACGTGGCCCACGAAGACGACTCATGCGCCAAGACCCGAAGGATGTATTCGCCGCCTTCCAGATCCGCCCAACGGCTCAGATAGTAGTTCGTCCGCGGTGCAGCAGTCCCGAATGAAGCACTGACTGAAAGCGCCTTCTCACCATTGACGAAAAAGGTGTCGTAAGGCGCGGGAACGTCAAGTTCGAAGACAGGGCTGGCAGGCATCGCAGGTCACTTCAGGAGTTGACGCAAGGTGGCGATATTCTTGCGCAAGTGCACCAAGGTGACCTGTTCGCCTTCCGGCGAGTTCATTGCTTCAGGGATACGGGCGCGATCGTCCACGAGGACGAAGCGATTGGCAGGCGATGGTGATTGCGCCGACTTGCCGCCACCGTTCATGATGTTGCGCGGATCACTGGCCGCAAGCACTTCCTCGTTCTTCTGCAGGATCGCCGGGTACTCGTTCGAAGCAAGTCCGACCACGCCGCCAGTGTGATAACGGGGGGCATTGGCAAACCAAGCGCTGCTGACCGCCCGAGTGCGGCTAGGGGATGACACACCAACCACTGCACCGCTGTGTGCGACTGCACCGCTGATAACACCAAACGAACGAAGTGCGTTGAGCACTTGCTGCTTGATGATCAGACCCGCAATCTCCTTGAGGATTGACGCGAGTGTCTGCAAGATTGACTTGCCGATCGAGTCGAACACATCTCCCCAGTCGGTAGTTCCTTGAGTGAGCCGGCCAACCGAGTCGTATAGCGCGTCAAATGCGTTGCTGACGCCTTGCCCAATGCCATCGTTGATGATCTTCTGCGTACGGTTGAAGGTGGCATTCAACACATCGCCACTGCCGCGGGCCTTGTCCAGCAGGGACAAGAACTCTTGCAGACGCAACGGATCGAAAGCAGCGGCATTTGCAAGTGCGAACTCGCGGGCTGCCTGCGTAGCCGCGGCGATGGCGGGCTGAGCTTGAGCGACAACAGACAGGATCTGAGTGTCGGCAGCGTCACGATTCAGATTGCCCGCCGCAACTCGATCTTCAATTGCCTGGATCGACAACTGCCGAGCCTTGAGCACATCATTGATTGACTCTTCACGCTTCTGCAGTTGTTCGCGCAAGAACTTCACGCGCTCGATGTTCTGTGCTTCCGCCAGGGCCGCATTGGCTCGCTTCTCAGCTGCATCCGTGAATGCCGTGTCAGGAGTCATGCTGACATCGGTGCGGTTGTTGAGTGCCTTGTCGCGGATCTTCTGAATCTCGGCAAAGGTTTCGGCGTAACTGAGCGTGACCGCATCCAGGCGTGCCTGCAGTTCGTCCTTCTCCTTCTTGCCGTTAGCCGCTTCCAAGCCATTCAATTTCTTGTTGAGTGCATCTTGCTCGGCAAGAATCTTTTCATTGAACTGCTGTGTGATGTCAAGCACGCGCTCTTTCTCAGCACGCGCCAACTTTGCCTGAGCATCCTTGCGCTCAGCAGGCTTCAACTTCTCGATCTCGCGGCGCAGTGGCTTTGTCGTCTCAAGGAACGACTGGATCTGACTTGCCAAGGTTTCATTCGCACCGTTCAAGGTCTTCGCGTTGATCGCGTTGATCTTGTCGAGGATGCCTTCGACTTCCTTGGCGTACTTCTCAGCGTCCTTCGGATCGAGAGGTTGCTTGATCGTCCGCACGTTGAGTGGCCGATCGCGGAAGAATCTGCTGTCACTGCGATCACGCACAGCCTTCTGTGTCAGGTCGGGAGTCTTCAGCGCTTCTGCTTCCTGTGCAGCACGGAGGTTCTCGATCTCGGCCAGGTCGTTCAACATCTGGCTTCGAATCGCCTTCACGGTACTGGACACACCGCGGCTCTGATTCAACGTGATCGTGTCCAGTGCCTTTCCGATTGACTCAGCAATCGGAGTCAGACCGAGCGCCTTTGCTCCTACCTCAAAAATCTTGAGGAATGTCCTGAAGAACAACGTCGCGTTGTTGATCATTCCCTTGAAGGCATCGACTGCCAGGTTTGGCAGACGTTCCCAAAACTCAGCGGCGCCTGCCGTCAGGAGAACCCACATCTTTTGGAACGTGGCGACCATGTCGATGCCGAACAACCGCACCTGAACGAACTGATCACTCAGGTACTTGCCGATTGCGAAGCCCGCAATGAATGCAGCAGCAGCGGCAGACAAGGCCCGGAACGCACCCACGAGGGTCAAAGCAATCGGGGCGAACGCAGCAGCGGCCACGGATGCAGCAGTCAGGCTTCCCGCTAGGGCTGACACTGCCGCGCCTGTCGTCACGATGGCTCGCGATGCGACGATGCCACCGAAGGTCAATGCCAGAAGGCCGATCTCGTCCTTGTACTTGACGACAGCGCTGATGCCATTCACGAACGCTGTGGCGATCTCCCCAAGAGTCTTTGCGAACTCCTTGCCGTCATTGCTTCTGAAAAACTCAGTCAATTGCTTCAGCAGTGCGATATAGGCATCCGCGAAACCTGCTTCCGCGACCTGCTGCTTGAAGAACAAAACCGAGTTGTTGAAGCGCTGCTGTTCGGCATCGAGCGACTTGAGCGCCTGGGCCAATCCACCTTGCGCAGCCTTGCGCACAGACTCGGCGATCAGCAGCATGTTTTCAGCGCCGACCTTGCCTTCTTCAAGTGCCTTGTTCAGATCGGGGAACTTCGACTTGAGTGCTTCCTGCGCAAACGCGAAAGCACCCGGCAGCCGCTCACCGATCTGCTGGCGGAGTTCTTCAGCTTGGATCTTGCCCTTACTGAACGATTGCCCAATTGCAAGGAACAACCCATTGAGTTCTTCCGGTGTAAGGTTGATCGTTCGAGCAACTTCGGAGAATGCTTCAAAGATGAAGCGTGTCTCCTGAACGCTTGCGCCCGAACGAACAGCAGCAGCAGCAAACTTCGCGTAACCTTTGCTACCTTTCTCAAATGAAATGCCAAGACGTTCAGCTTGATCTCGAACGTACGCAATCTCTTTGCCGATCCGGTCTGTGTCCTGCGTGCCGAGTGCAAACGCAAAAGTCGACTTCAGCCCTTGGATTTCGTTGAATGCCTTGAGGGAGTCACTGGCAAAGCCAATTGCGGCTTGAACACCAATGTAGGCTGTCGTGAGCGCCAGGATCTCACCGCGCAGCCGTTGGGTGATTGACAGGGTTGTGCGGCCTTCATCGCGAAACAGCGAGAAGCCCTTGCCTGACTTGTTGACAGCATTACCGTTCGCTTCGGCCGCAGCACCGAGCGCCTTGAGCGCTTCACCTGATTGCCGCGTGGCGGCCACGAGGCGAGTCTGTGCATCGGCCAAGTTGCGCGAATCGATGCCAGCTTGGCGCAGAGCATCTCGCGATTCACGAGTTGCGATGACCTGATCGCGTAGGGCAGCGGCAGCCTGACGCAATCTGATCTGCGCTTCAGCCATGGGCTTCGTGAACTGTGCGCCAGCGTCACCACCTGCCCGCAATGCGGCTGCGTACTGTGCGACCTGCCCCCGTGCTGCGGTGAACTCGGAACGAGCGGACTTAAGAACTGCCGTTTGATTCCTGAAATCGTCGATCAGGCCGGCTTGCCCTTGGATTGCCTTCTGCGCCTGAGACAGATTCTTGAATTGCTCAGAATAGTCCTTGACGGCGCCTTGGCTGCCGGCGATGACCGCGCTGATTTCTTTGATCTGGCTTTCAACACCCGCCAGAGTCTCCCGAGCCTTGGCACTGGGATTGATGATGCCGTCCAAGGCGTCACGCAAAGACACCACGCGGGGCCGCAAATCGCTTGAGGCACGTACGAGGGTGCTGTACTGCTTTGCGGCTGCCTGCGCTTCATCTGCAGTCTTCCTGAAGCCTGCGTCCTGCTTTGCCGCTGCTGCCTTAGATTCAGCATAGCGGCGCATGAAATCTTCAGACTCCTTGATTGCCAGGAGTTCAGATTCAGCGGCAGCCTTGTTCCGAGCAAGAGCATCGTTGGCTCGAAATGAGACGTTCTGCGCTTGCTGATCAAACGCATTCTGTTCGGCTGCCTTGCGCGCCGCCGCTGCTTGCTGCCGGCCGAGGTTCGCGTCGGTCTCATTGCCTTTTTGCAGGCGATTCAACTTGGCCTGTTCTTCGGCCAGTTTGCGAGTTGCTTCACGAGCACGGTCAATGTTGCTGCTGTAGTCAATCAGTTCTTGATTGACCTTGTTCAACAGCCCCTTGGCTCGTACTTCTTGATCGGCAAGTTCTTTCTGTGCACCAGCAAGGCGCGTGACATCGATGCCCGCGTCACTGAGGCCTTGCCCGAGTTGTTCAGATGACGACTTGAGTTGCGCGAGTGACTTTTGCTGCGCCTCGTAGGCGGCAGTAAGTTTCAGAACCTGCGCTTGCTGCTTGTCGTTGCGAGACTCACCGACCTTGGCTTGATACGCTTCAAGGCGATCCTTGGCCTTGATGACCGCAGCGCCTTGCTTCTCGATTGCCTCGGTGAGACTCTGGAATCGGCGAACGGTATCCCCGCGGTCGCCCAGTTCCTTCTGCACAGCGGCGAGAGCCGCCTGTGCCGCTTTCAGTTTGTCTGCGGCATTCTCGCCACGCTTGGCGGCTGCCGCCTGATCGTCAATCGCCTTTTCGAGATCCCCGATGGACTTGACGATTGCGTTGAGTTCCCGGCCGCCTTTCAGCTTGGCCTGAATCAGCAGTTCGACGGCCTTCTGGTCCATGTCAGTCGCTTTCGTCTAGTCCTTTCAGCAACTTGGCCAGTTGTTTGCCGGCGTCCTTGCTGAAGATCGAGCCAATGACCATCTGCATCAGCAGTGTCTCTTGCTTGCGGCCAGCCGCTCGCCTTTGTCGGACGATCCGGGCTTCGGACCAGACCATTGCTACAGGGTAATCTCGTGCGTAAGGATGGCCCTCCGACAGCAGCAGACTCACCTCGCGGCGAAGACCCGTGTAGAACCGAATCAATCGGTTGTCTGACGGACCTTCGCGAGTACCTCGTTCACTTCCGTCCGCTTCAGGAGAGCCGCGAGCATCTCCATCGCTTTTCCCACGCCACCAACTTCGGTGAATGTGAGTTCCCCGATCGCACTCAGAATCTTCAGCTGAACGGGACCGGGGATCTTCTCAGCATCAGACGCATCGCCTTCGCCGGCTGCCAACGCGATCAGGTTCGCGGCGAATCCGGGTGCCTGCGAGACGATCGCAAGAACAACGGACTCGACGGAAGCCTTCTCGAAACTGACCTTCCCTTGGAACATCTCAACGATGCCGTCAAGGTCAGGAAAGTGCTCGCGAATGAGAACGGCAAGATGATTGAGAGACAGCCCGCGGATCTCCACGGACTGCCCCTTGCCGATCTGTACTTCGCGAGTTTCAGGTTGATAGCCGGCGAGAGGCATGCGTCACCTAGAAGGTCAGAACATCAGGCTTGGCGGCCGTCCAGGTACATCGTCGCCAGATCGCCCTTGGTCAGCGCCTCGAACGAGAAGGACATGGACTGCCAGTCGTCGCCCAGCAGGTTGTAATCGCCATTCGGCGACAGCTTGACGTACGGCATCACCATGTCGAAGTTGGTGCCCTTCGGGTTGTCGGCGATCCAGTGCAGCGCGCCATAGATCGACTGGCTCTTGGCGATCACTTGACTGCGAGTGCCCGCCGCAGCGTTGTAGGTGACCTGGATGATGGTGTTGTCGGCGATGCCGGGCGCACCGGGCACGATGTACAGCCGGCCCAGCGTTTCGTCGACTTCGTAGTTGCCCGAGGCACTCACCGTGGTGGCGAAGCCCGGCGAACCCGTCTTGACGACGATGCTGCTGACGTTGCGCACGCCGGTCGGCAGAGCGCTCGACTCACCGATCTGGTAGAAGCGGCCCTGCTTGGCAGTCACCGTCCAGGTGGCAGCCGTGATCGAGGCCTGCGTCAGCGTAGCCGGGTTGTCGCCCAAGTACAGCAGCGCCAAGTTCTGCAAGTCGATGTTGTCGGTCGTGAACGAGCCGGTGCGGTCCAACTGCAGAGACACCGAGTCGTCTTTGACGCGAATGCCGCCAGTCGACGCGAAGTGATCAAGCGTCTCTTCATTCGACGTGATCGACATCTCGGGCACGTTTCCGAAGAAGCGTTCACCTTCGGCTTGCGTCGATGCGGTGATGCCGGCCGAGACCTGCGCAGGAGTGAAACGGGAGAAGTACAGCCGGCCACGGCCGAGGGTGTAGTTCTTTCCGCCTTGATCGGACGTGATGGGCATTGCAGACTCCTAGTGGAGAGTTGAGGGAAACAGCGGCTGAATTTTACTCAACCGAGATTCGAGCCATGCCGACTTGCACCGGAAGGTAGAAGAATGCCTTGCTCGAAACGCCTTCAGTAGCAGGTCGAATGCTCGGTCTGCCAATCTGAAACTTGGTGATCAATGCCCCGTTGCCGTCCAGTGCGGCACCGAGCATGTAGTTCTCAGGATACTTCGGGTAGCCCGTACCACGCGATTGAAGCGTGATGCGCGACAAGCGACGTTCAACGTCATCGGCAATGCTGTAGAGCGGGTCAGTCGGGTTCTTCTTGTCGTCAGGACACCAGCCTTGAATGGCGAGAGGCCACAGTTCGGTGCGCGTGCCGTCATCGAGGTACTGTGACCCAAGATCGCGCGGCGATTCAAGGATTGAAACCAGTACCTCGGGATCATTCTCACCGTAGACAACGCGCCCGCGAAACACGATGCCTGCAAGGGTGGCAGGCAAAGTCAACCCGGTGTATGGGGTCAGTGGCGTGCCTTCAAGCAACGCGGTGAGCCGCTTGAGCACTGTCAGGCGATAGGAATCAGCCACGGGTCAACCTCGACAATTGGCGCAGGAAGTTGCGGCTGAGCATCTCACCGATGTCATCCTGAACTTCACCGGACACGCCCTTCATGACCTGATCGACAGAAGGCCCGTACAGAAGCCATGCGCCGGTCTCTTTGCCGCCACCGCGCGTGAGCGGGACGGGCTTGTAGGCCGAACTGGGCTTCTGGCCCTTCGGCAGCCTGATCGCCAAGCCGCGGTTTCCGTTGCGCAGATCGACGATGAAGGCACGATTGAGCCGCGTCTGATGTCCAGTCTTCACCTTCACCGTGATCGGCCTGCCGCGGGTGTTCTGCTTCGTCGCGCCTTCAGCGAAGCGGGCAAGCGACGTGGCTCGATCACGACCGCTGATCACAGCCTCAAGTCGATCTCGCGTGGCTTTGCGGCGTACACCAAGACGATCCTTGTTCAAGTACGTCGCGGGGAAGTTGATCTGCTGACGCATGCGCCGCTTGATCGCAGGAACTGTGTCCCGTGCCGCTTCATTCACCGCGAGATAGGCAGCCTCGACAGCAAGGTCGGGCAATTGTTCAACGTACTTCGCAAAGTCGCTGAGTCCCGCTGCGATGATCGTTGCGGTCATTTGCGCGTCACAGCCCATGCTTCCTCAAGCGGGCCGGTCACCGGCTCTTTGTGCTCAAGGATGAATTCGGCTTCGAGAAGTGACGGCACCCGAACGACGCCGTTACGTCGCAGTTCAATCGGGTAACCGTCAACGGTCTCAGGAATCAGGACGATCCGATCAATGCCTTCGATTACATCCGCGTAGCCGCCGTCTGTCATGTCGCCACCAACGGGGCGAGCAAGTCGGTTGTGCCAGCGCACGCGAGTCTCAACAAAAGTATTGATCACATCGTCCGTGTAGAACGCTTGCACGCCGAAAGTGCTGTGCACCACTCGGCGTGCAGTGGCCTTCGCAGAAGCGAAGTCAAATGACATCAGAGATCCGCTGCTGCAGGCTTGGTCTCGGCCGCAGGCTTGGTCTCGGCCACGTCGACAACAGCCTCGGTGCCGATGGCATCGGGGTTTACCGCGGTGATCGTCTTCACTTCATCGGGAGTGAAGTCGAACGGTTCACCGATCGGGGGCGTCATGGCGACGCCTTTGCGGTGCACGATGACACTTTGCAGGGGTACACGCTTCATGTTCTGTCCTTGGGTTCAAGGGTGGGGGAGGGTGGCCCGAAGGCCACCCTCATTTGGTCACGCCGAAGATCAATCGGAGGTGATGATCTTGAAGCTGGCGTTCGGCTTCTTCGGCACCATCAGCGGCGCCGATTGGCTCAGGATGTACTCGACGGAGGGGTCTTCTTGGCGCCATGACTTCTGGAACCGAGCGACAGGCATCAGTTTGTCGAAGTCCTTGATGGCACCGTAACAACGGATGCCTTCAACGTCCGACACGCCGACGACCGTCTTCTGTTCCAGGAAGTATTGCTCCGAGCCGTTCTCGTCCACGTACTTCGAGGTATCGACCCACAACTCCAGGCGGCCACCGCCTTGCGAGCCGGACAGGTAGCCCATGAACTCCTGGCCCTCGTAGCCGTCCCACATGCGCTGGACATCGGCGGAAATGCCGCCGATGTTGCGATCCAGCAGGCCATTCGTGCCGTACAGGTTGACGTTGGCGTGAGCGCTGAAATAGCCCCAGGCCGTGCCGCCGAACACCAGTTTGCGAATGCGCGCACCGCTGCGGCTGTTGGCATTCACCCGAGCGGCCATGATGTCGGCCAGCGGGGTTGCCGCCGACTGAGACCACCGCGCGGTTGACGTGAGGGTGTAGGTCAGCGAAGCATGCCGTTGGAAGGCCACCGTGGTGCTAGGATAGTCTTCACCCGACAGCGTGACCGTCGCGTCGATGATCGCCTTGGAAGCGAGCCATTCTTCACGATTGGTCAGCAGCGCATCGTGGATGCGCAGGATCTCGGCAACCGATGCATCCTTGCGTTGCTGCAGGCTCAGGCTTCCGCTGCCAAGTGCCTCGCCAGCGCGCCGCTCGATCACCATGTTCGGATCGATGGCGTGCTTCGGCTTGACATAGGCTGGCTTGAAGGACAGCGAGGTATACCCGCCGACCGTCATGTTGCGGCCCTGGACGTTGGGCACCACCAGCGGCGCGAGCCGACGATAGTCCTGATCAACCTTGTCGAAGAAGATTTCCTGCGTGTCGAAGGTGATGACGCGCGGGAAGAACGACAGCCAGAAGGGCTGGATGCTCTTGATCTGTCGCGACACCTCCAAGAGTTCTGCGGTGTCGTACGGTGCGGAGATCGTCATGATCGTTTCCTTTCAGTTGAGTTGCTGTCGGCGTCGATCAGACGGACGGGTACAGCTTCGACACCTTGAAGGTGCCGGTGAAGAAGGCCCGACGTTCCGCGTAGGTGTCGAGTGCAGCACCGGCAGGCCACGTCACGATGGCGTCATTGAAGATGCCGGTGTGCGCATAGACACACTGTTGGCCCGTCAGTGCGGCTTGCATCGCCAGCACGGCCTGCCCTGCGGTGTGAGTACCCGTGACGAACGGCGTCACCGTCCCTGCAGCCAGCAGGGCGCAGAGTTGGTACTTGGTGATGTCTGCGGCAGCAGCACCTGCGTCCGTCTTCATCTCCTGATCACCCGCCAGCAGTTGCTGCGGGGTCAGCCCAGCGTAAGTCGCGGCGCCCGCGATGTCATTCACAGCCATGATGTTCTCCTTGGCTCAGTTGATGGATCAGTGCTTCGCCGGCGAAATGCCGATGACGCCCGCAAGTCGTGCGTTGGCCAGGATGCGGGACGATGCGCTTTGCTCGTTGTTGCCGCTGCCTTCGCCACCTTCAGCACCCACGTTCGGATGCTTGTCCTTGTCCATGGCTTCCTTGAAGGCATTGCCTTGGGCTGCCTTCGGTTCGGCCGTGGCGATCGGGGCGGCGGCGAGAATCGCCTTGGCCTGATCCACCGTCATTTCGGTGTTGAACGCCAGATGCGATGCAAGGGCTTCGCGGCCCTTGGCTTCTTCGCAGGTCTGGATGCCAGAAACGCGAGCGCGTTCCGCCTTGGTGGCATCGGCTTGCGCCTTCGCCAGTTCTTCCGGGGCGGCCTTATTGTCGGCGCCCGGCTTCGCTGCATCGGACATAGCGTCCTCCTTCTTGCGTGGTTGCGGATTCGAGCCGGATAGCTCGCCCAGGAATGCCCGCATCGCCTCTTGCGGCGTTGCGACGGCATCGATCAGGCCGAGAGACAGTGCGTCCTCAGCCCTGAATGTGCGTGCTTCGGTGGCACGAACGGCTTTCTCATCCATCTTGCGCCCCTTGGCAACAAGAGAGACAAACGCCGAGTAAGACTTGTCAATGCTTTTCTGGATGTCGGCCTTAACGGCATCCGGCAAATCCTCGTAGGGATTGCCGTCGACCTTGTGCGCACCACCGTGAATGAACGTGACCTTCAAGCCAACGTCCTCAAGCATCTTCTCGTAGCTGACGTGCATCGCGACGACGCCGATGGACCCGACACCACCGCTCGGTGTGACAACGATCTGATCAGCACCCACGGCGAGAGCCATACCGGCACTGTAGGAATTGCTGTCGACAACAGCCAGGGTCGGCTTGCCGTTTGCCAGTTGCTTCAGGTCCGCCGAACATTCGAAACACCCGGCCGCTTCACCGCCATAGGTATTGTGGTCATAGACGATGCCGATCACGTCGGGATCTTGACCTGCCAGCGCGGTCTGCTGACGGATGAAGTTGTAGCCGGTGACGAAACTCCACGAGTAGCCGAATCGATTGATCAGCGTGCCGTGAACCGGAATGACCGCGATGCCGCTACTGAACGCGAAAGGCTTGGTCTGCTGGACAGGACTCATGCCGTATGCGGCCAGGAGTTCAACTCGACGGGCCATGAAGGCTTGTTCCGCTTCGTCGGACTTCACCGTTGCCAGCATGCGCAGATCAGAGGCAATGCCCGTGTAGTGGGCGGCCACGGCGAGTTCGCGCAAGTGCATTCGCGAAAGCGCAGATCGTGCAGCGTGATCACTCATGTTGTCGGTCCTTTGATCGATTTCGACGTAATTGTAGCGACAGGCACAACATCACTCGACGATGTGACCTGTCGCAGCAATTCTGCGATCAGAT